GTTTCCCAGTCACGATCGAAAGAGGGTAAAGCTGTTGAGAAGAAAGAAGTTAAGCACAGTCTTGAAAAGCTGTCTGATGAAGAATTGCAGGCCCTTGTAGCCACAGAATTAGATGATATCGATGAGGATGAATCATCTAGTGAAGATAATTAATAGATTAGGTGGTTGAGTATGTCAGATGAGCTGTATCCAGTTTTTTCCTATAAGTCTAGAACAATCTGCGATATTTTATCAGAAATGCGGGATTGCGCTAAAACCGCAAATTATAGCTATCTTCCGGGACTTATAGAAGAGGTTCAATCATCTGCCAATAAAATGGAAGCCTGCTTAGATATTAAGAAAAACATCATTACCTATCAGGAAGAGCGCTCCACACTAAAAAAAGAAGAAAGAAATTTAATAAATAGTATTAAGAAACTTAGAAAAGAAGTTGAGGAGCTAGAATCTGAAAAAGCTAGAAGAAATTCAAAAGCTTAGTAAAGAAGAGCTGATACGGCGTTATGATGTTATCCAAGAGGTAAAGCGGCGTAAGAGAAAACAAAAGGCTGTATACAAGCCTAATGAAGGTCAGGCTAAGGTCCACGGATCAAATAAGAAGATAAGATTCGTAAGTGCAGGAAATGGCTCGGGTAAAACTGCGCTAGGGGTTCATGAAGTTATGTGGTCAGCTCTTGGCTATAACGATGTTACAAAGGAATTCCTTAAAGTACCCAGTAAAAACATTGTAGTACTAGATAGTCCAGATAAGGTAGAAGATGTCTGGATGCCAGAAATTAGAAAGTTCTTTGATTTAGAAGGGTGGGTACTAAAGAAGAATGGAAAGCCCTACGTAAACGAGCTCCTAGCCCCCAACGGAAGTCGAATCAAGTTTATGTTTACTCAGCAAGAGGCCATGCTCTTTGAGTCCATTGAGACTTCAGGGATTGTGGTTTTTGATGAGCCCTTTCCAAGACACATCTGGGTAGCCCTACAGAGGGGTGGCCGTACTAAGAACAGACAGACTAAATATCTAATTATCGCAACCCCTATTGCTGGCTCCTGGCTTAGAGAAGAGATCTATGAGCCTTGGGAAGAGGGGATAAGAGATGATATTGATTGCTTCCGTTATGGAACCAAGGTCAATGAAAAGAATCTCTCTAAAGACTATATTGAAAATTTTAAACGGAACCTAACAGAAAAAGAAATAAGGGTAAGACTCCACGGAGAATTCTTTGACCTAGACGGTCTTGCCCTCTCACACCTATTTGAAGAAAAGACCCATCTAATTCTAAAAGAAGATCTTCCTGAAATTGAGCTAGCCGTAGTTGCTATTGATCCTCATCCGAATAAAGATCATGTAGCCATAATCATTGGATGCGACCGTGAGGGCTACTTGTATTACGTAGATGAGATGGCCTCTAAGGAAGTTCCTAGGGAGTTTGCAAGATCCCTTAAGAAGTTCTATAAAGACTACAAACTATTTGATATTGTTTGTGATTCTTTGGGAAATACCCCTATGACGGGAGGTGAAGGTAATATGAGCTTTATTGAAGTCCTAAAGGATGAGGGGATTCGAGTAAGGTCTACTACCTATGAAGATAAGAAAGACGAGTCCTGGATTATGAGAATCCAAGATGCTTTGACATTACCTGAGAATAGTGATAATTTTGGTAGAAGAATACCCAAACTACGTGTTTTAGAGGGAAATAATGGTATTATTAAAGATATTAATACTGTTAGTTGGTTAAAGATACGTAATCAAGACGAGTATAAACCCAAGCTGGATATTTCTAAAAAAGATTTTCTAGCCTGTTTAAAATATGCCCTAGCTACAAATATAGATCCTAAAAAGAAAAAGGCTAAGATCTATAGTCGTACAAAAGCTCCTACTACATATGTAGGTAAGTCGGGAGCTAAAAAAGGTAGAGGCTATAATTACTGGAGAAAGAAACTTATACCATGAGTGAATTAAATGACGATAAAAAGGTAATTACTGAAGGTAGAAAGAATTCACTTAATTCTGGAGACAATGATGTTTCAGCTCCGCTTAGAGATCAAATACCACAGAAATTAAAAGAAGAGCTAGATGAACAAAACATTGGAGCTAAGATTAGCACCATGTGGCATACGGGCAATGCTAACAGACGTGAATGGTTAGTTAGACAAGAAGAGTACTTAGAGGATTGGGATGAGTTTTTAGTATCTACTGACGAAGGCCCGTTTAATGGTGCATCCACACTTCATTTACCTATGGCACTAACAGTTGCTAAGACGCTACATTCAAGATTTTTTCAGGCTATTATGGGAATAGAGCCCCCCTTTCATACTAAAGCCCGTAATGAAGCCTCAGCTCCTAGAGTACATGCTGTTCATGAAACCATGAAATATGCGTTAAAGCGGTGGGCTAATAACTATGAAGGTGTACAAGATGTTATCGATAACTGGTTATGGGACTGGGTAACAACAGGAGTTGGAATTCTAAAGCAGAGATGGGATGTTAAATATACTCGATATATGGATGTTCAAGATGTTCCTGAAGAGGGTGCAGTAGATATTGTTATAAATGAGGATGGTACAGAGACATCTGTTCCTACTATCAAGCTTGTAGAAAAAGAAGTTGAGAGAGTTAAGAAAGTGTTTGAGGGTCCTTGCTTTGAACTAGTAAGGCCTGAGGATTTTATTATCATAGGCGGTCAGGGTAACCCACAAAATGCAGATGCTGTCATTCAAAGAGAGTGGTTAACTGCTTCAGATCTATGGACCCTGGCAGATCGTAAGATCTTTGATGAGGACGAAGTAGAAAAGATTGTTCAGGGAGGTGCGGACTATGTAGGAGGTTCTGAGAACTCTAACATCAAACAAATGCGAGCTCAAAATGCTGGGCAGGATAATTTAGATACCGATGTTGATCTTGATAGATATGAAATTTTAGAAGCTTATTTAAAAATTGATGTAGATGGATCTGGAATAAATAGCGATGTGATTGTTTGGATTCATGGACCTTCTAAAAGAATTTTAAGATCTACATATCTTCGCCGAGTAAATAAGGCTGGAGAAGTTCCCTTTTTTAAGATCGATTTCCACAAGCGTATTGGTCAAGAATACGGAATTGGAATTGTAGAAATGATGCACCCACTTTCAGTTGAAATGGATGCGATGCATAATATGAGAATTGATTTTGGAATGATTTCAACTATGCCTTTTGGTTTTTATAGACCTACGTCAGGCATCGATCCCGAAGTTATTGAGTTTGAACCAGGATCATTAATTCCTGTAGATAATCCACAATCAGATGTATTCTTTCCTAACTTAGGTAATCGTACAGCTTTTGGATTTAATGAAGAGCAGGCCTTACAATCAATGATTGAAAGACTTACAGGTATTTCTGATATCAATCTAGGTGTAGTTTCTTCTACACAAGGAGCTACACGTACAGCTACCGGTACTAGAGCAGTAATTGGAGAGAGCTCGTCTAATTTAGATGTATATCTTCGCCGCGCAAACCTAGGTTGGGGCAAGGCTATTAGGTATTTATTTCACATGCTTCAACAGAGAATACCAGAAAATCTTACATTTAGAATAACTGGTGAGACTGGTGAGGATTATTGGGGATATATTAAAAATAGAGACGATTTAGCAGGAGACTTTGATTTTGAACTAGATTCAAATAGCGCTAATTCTAATCAGCAAGTAAGAATTCAAAATGCTGATGTGATTGCACAGCTTCAACAAGATCCTCTCGCTATTCAACTAGGTATTATTGGCCCTTTAGAGCTTTATGAAGCTAAAAAGTTCCAGCTACAGTCTAGAGGCATTCAAGAAGTAGGAAAGTATTTTAAACAACCTCAAGAACAGCGTATATTTACCCCTGAAGAAGAAGCTAACAGGATTTTAAGAGGAATTGAAACTCCTGTAACTCTAAATTCGGATCATGAAGGATATATTAATTACTATCAAGAAGTTATTCAAGGAAATATTGAACAGCTATCTGAAATGTATCCACCAGAGGTATTTATAGCATTAGAAGCTCAAGCGCAAAGACATGCCCAAATGTTACAAGCAATAGAACAAGTGGCAGCACAACAAAGAAATCAGTTCCAGCAACAAGCTAATGCGCAAAATCCTCAAAACGCACAACCTGGTATAAATCCGTTAAGTGGACAGGGTTCTAATGAGCAATAAAAAG